CAAACCAAAGAAAACCTTATGGACAAAGATCCAAAGGTCGAAAAGGACTATGTTCCTTTTGTGGTAAATAAGTGTCTTTCTTACTTTCCAGATACCATTTTTTATGCCAACCGCATGAATCAAGTGGCACATTTGGATAAGAGGTTACAATATGATTTTTACATACATTCTATTTCTAAGCGTAAGCGTTTTTCTAAGTGGATCAAACCAGAAGAAAGCAAAGATCTTGAGGTGGTAAAACAGGTCTACGGGTACTCTGACCGACATGCTCGGGAGGTAATGGATCTGCTACCTATGGACAAATTGACCGAACTGGTACAAAAAGGTGGTCAAAAACGGTAAAACCCTAAATATTTTCTGTCAATATAACATGGGAGTATATTATGGCAGAAGATATTTTTGAGGGATTGGGTGTAGAGGTAAAATTAAATAAAGAAGAAGACTTTTTGAAGGTAAAGGAAACTCTTACCCGAATAGGAGTTTCTTCAAAAACAGAAAAGAAACTGTATCAGTCTTGTCACATACTACACAAACGAGGTAGGTATGCGATCATGCACTTTAAAGAAATGTTTGTTTTGGACGGTCTTGAAAGTGACATGTCTACAGATGATCTTGGCAGAAGAAATACAATTGTCAAGTTGCTTACAGAATGGGGACTCATAAACCCTATAGACCCAAAACGATATGCTGAACCACAGTTGTCGTTAGCAAGACTTAAAATCATTCCACACAAAGAAAAGAAAGAATGGACTTTGGTCCCTAAATACCACATAGGAAAGTAATATACATACTTGTGGAGATTTATAGATCATGAAGAAGATTCAAGCAATCGGTGCTCCTTTTCTTGTAGAACATTCGTCTTGTTCTGACTTAAAACCAAAACACTTTGATTGGACTTCTGAAGACTTTCCTATAAAAGTTTTCATTGATGGTGCTATTTTTCATGGAATGACATATCAAAAAAAACTTGGAGAGAAAAAGATAGCATGGGTATGCGAATCCCGTGCTATTTTTCATTCCATGCATGTCCCTAGAGATCTGTGGGAGTCTAATATACAGAACATAGCATCTGCTTATGATGTTTTATTTACTTCTGAGAGATCAATGTGTTCTTTACATCAGAACATTAAGTATTGTCCAGCAGGAAGCAATTTGCCTTGGGCAAAAGATCAACAACTATTTGACAAAACAAAATTAGTTTCAATGGTTGCTTCTTCCAAAAAGTACGCATTTGGACATGCATTACGACATTCTGTAGCAGAACAACTACAGGGAAAGATTGATTTGTTTGGTGGTGTTCTTGGTTCTAAAAGAATCGGAAAGACTACTTGGGACAAATCGGAATCGTTGAATGATTACATGTTTCAAATTGTAATAGAAAATGACAAGTATGAAACATATTATACAGAAAAACTAACAGACTGTTTCGCAACAGGAGTAATTCCAGTTTATTGGGGAGCACCAGATATTGGTTCAATCTTCAACGAAGAAGGAATTATACAATTAACTCCAGGGTTTGACATTAATATGTTGACAAAAGAGTTATATGAAAGTAAAATTGAAGCAATTCAAGACAATTTTAATCGGGTTAAAACTCTTGAAAATGCTGATGATCAATTATTTAAATTAATCAATGAAAACTGAAATTGTATCATTTTATTGCGATATAGATAATCGCACATATTATAGTGACCATTCTCGTCGGTTGAGAATAAACTGTAATGAGAATAATATTCCACACGACATACGAGAATTGCCATCTCGCGGGGAATATCGTTTAAACTGTCTGGCAAAACCAAGATTTATCCTGTCTATATTAGAAGAAAAGAAAAAACCATTTGTCTGGATGGATGTTGATTCTTTAATTCATGCTGAACTTTCTATATTTGATGAATTAGAAGATAAGTGTGATATGGCATTTGCTTATCAAGGCAATCCACCAAACGTAAATCCACAATTACCAAAGGCATCTCCGATTTATGTAAATAATACACAGATGTGTAAAGATTTTTTAAATTATTGGATTGAGCGATGTGAATTCAATGAGATGAACCTTGGGGCAAAGGTATTCGACCATGAAATCTTGATGAGTGAGGTTTTGCCAATATTCTTACCAAAAATGAGAATTGGTATGCTGGGTCATGTCTATGCTGTGTGGCCTAGGTCAAATATTCCTGAAGGTTTCAGACCAATGATAACTATGGGAATTGCTGATGGAGAATCTAAGGAAAAATCATTGAGGGAAATGGGTCTGCATGAGGATGTTGTAAAATTTAATCTTGTTGGAAATAATTAATGAAATATAAAGCAAATATATTAAATGGTGATTATTTTGGTTCTGATGTTATCAATTTAGATTTTCCATGCGAAATTCATTTTACTAGATTTGGTGATAAGCAATATAAAACAAATATTGTCACAAACGAAAATTTATACGAAAATATAAATTTTGTTAATAAACAAAATTATAAAGTATTTGTATGTTCAAATGAACCAACCACATCTGCAAGTAGGGAGCTAACTGAAGTTATAATTAATAATTCATTTCAATATGATTTAATTTTAACTTCGCAAAAAGAAATAATTGAAAATACAACAAATGCTGTTTTTTTCCCATATGGAACGACTTGGTTAAATAAAAATAAACAATTACATTCTGATTGTTTAGGATCATTTGATGAATCGTTATTAGATCAAATGCCAGGTAAATTTTTTAATATAAGTTTTGTCACAACTGGTAGAAGACAAAAAGAGGGATATGAGCATAGACATCATATCTGGAATAATAGATCTATCATTAGAGTTCCAACAACTTTTTATTCGAGCACTAGAGATCACACTAGATTGTTTGGTTATTCCGATACATTTCACGATGGCATGTTGCCGAATGACGATAAGATGAATCTATTCAAGAGTCAATTTTCAATTGCCATTGAAAGCACTAAGGAAGATTCATATTTTACTGAAAAACTAATTGATTGTTTATTGACAAAGACCGTTCCAATTTATTGGGGAGCATCAAATATTGGAGAGTTTTTTGATACGAGAGGATTTATTATATTCAATAATTTATATGAATTTTATGAAAAGGTAAATTCATTAACACCAAAAACATATGAAAGCATGAAACCATATATTGATGCTAATTATGAAAAAGCAAAAGAATATGGTAGATCTTTTTTCTCTAGAATTCAAGAAAAGATTGAAGAACAATATAAAAAGCAAACAGAAAACACAGATATTCTTTGGACTATAGGAATACTTTCTGTTGAAAATCAAAGGCAAAGAGAGTTGAAAAGATTAATTAGTTTCTTGAAAGAAATCACACCATATCGATATAAAAATAGAATAGAAATATTAATTGAATCGGATGATGGACAAAATACAGTGGGGGCAAAAAGAAATAATGTTTTACAAAAAGCAAAAGGAAAGTACATATCATTTATTGATGATGACGATATGATTTCTAAATCTTATATAACAAAAATAGCAGAAAAATTAGAAACAGATATGTACGATGGTATTTCGTTTTTAGGCATGATGTATTATAACAAATCTCCATGTCTAATTTTTAGTCACGCAAATAGAAATACTGGACACTACAAATCAGATGATGGAACTGTTCAGTATAGAACATTAAATCATTTAAATCCTGTAAGAACAAATTTTGCAAAACAAATTAAATTTTCTGAGAAAAATCATGGAGAAGATATGGATTATTGTGTTATGTTGTATAACTCAAAATTAATATCAACTGAATATTGTTTTGAAGAAATAATGTATCATTATTTTTATCAAGAACCTTCAACAGATAAAACAAAACAAGAAAAATTTATAATTTTATGATAAACAAAAATAAAAGAGTATTGGTATTAACGGGAGTCACTGATTTTGGTCGCGATCAAGAAGATCCACAAAATTTTGAAAATATTTTTAATTTGACTTTACCATCCAAGCAAAGATATGTTAAAAAGCATGGATATGATCTTTTGTCTATGCGTTCATTTGGACCAGATAAGCATAATAGATTTAAAAATGCGAATGTTGGGTTTCTGAGAGCAATGGCAGCATTTGATATGTTGGAATATTATGATGTTGTTATGTGGTTGGATGCTGATTCAATAATAACAAATGACAACTATGATATTACCAATTTATTAGTAGATGATACAAATGTATTTTATGCATCATATGATTGGCCTTCTAAACATTCATTAAGCACTGGTAATTTTATAATTCAAAATACACAAAATACTAAAATGTTTGAAAACTCATTTTATCATATTTGTAATAATTTTCAGCACGAACAAGATACATTTAATACATTGAATCAAACTCCATTGCGTACTATAATAAAAACTTTAGATCATAAATATCTAGGAGCAATACCAGGAATTGAAATGTATCCGTATCCTGTTTGGGCAGATAGAATGGTCCCACAATTTCCATGGACTGAAGATGCTTTTATTTGCCATTTAACAGGATTGCCTAACACTGCTAGAGATACAATATTAAAAACACATTTTACAAAATACCTATGAATACTATAAATCTTTCGAATGTAACATTAATTTGTATAGATGGTGTAAACCCAGATATAGGATTAAAATCATTAAAATATAGCATGAGAAATATTAATTTTGCAAAAAGCATATTACTTTCTCACATAAAACCAGATAATATTCCAGACAATATTCTTTTTCAAGAAATACAAAAATTATCTCATCAAACATATAACACATTTCTTTTACATGAAATGTATAAGTATGTTGATACTGATTATTGTTTGATAACCCATGATGATGGATTCGTTATCAATCCACATTTGTGGAGTGATGAGTTTTTAAATTATGATTATATTGGAGCACCTTGGAAAAATTATGGACAAATCAATAGAGTTGGTAATGGTGGATTTAGTTTAAGAAGTAAAAAACTTATAAATTTGTGCAGAGATATGATAAATGAAGGTCATGAAGACGGAACTATATGTTTAAAGTACAAATATGCATTAGAACAACATGGATGTAAATTTGCACCAGTTGAGGTTGCAATGAAATTTTCACTTGAATCTAGAATACCAGAATGTGAATTTGATTTAAATAATTGTTTTGGATTTCATGGAAGAGGTGATCCACGAAATACATGCGATCATGATGGATTTTATCAACAATTTCAAGATAAATTAAAATTATTAGATACTATAAATTGAGTGAATATGATGCAAAAAACAGTTCCAAATATACAACTGAATCCTTGCACATACGCAAAAAAATGTGATATTGTTTTTATGCGAAACGATGCAAATCCATATGTTACTTCTAATAGATCACTAGAAGACATAAAAGATGATTGTGTTGTGTACTGCTGGAATACATATATTCCTCAGTTATTTCAATATTTAGAAAATACAAACATTAAAAATATAACTCTCTTAACAGGAGATAACGATCATTCGTGCAATTCTAATGGGTGTATTGGCAATTTTCCTATGGATAATGGAAGATATCATATCCCACCAATCCCCAAAAATATTAAAAAATGGTATGCACAAAATGCCGAAGTATATAATAATAAATTAATACCAATGCCAATAGGTCTTGCTCCTCCTTGGAGACATGATGTGTATTTGGAAACTGCTTCTATTAAAGATAAGTTCTTAGAAATAGACAGAACTGAATTGTTATATTCAAATTTTAACACAACAACAAATCCACTAAGAGTTCTCATTAAAAATATCATTTTTAAAAATTGTAAAATTGATACTGAATATAATGATTTGTCTAATTATTATAAAAATCTACAAAAACACAAATTTGTAATTTGTCCACCAGGAAATGGAAAAGATACACATAGAGTTTGGGAATGTTTATATTTTGGTGCTATACCAATAGTAGAAGACAATCCGATGAATAGATATTTTTCTTCTTTATTTCCAATATTGGTGGTAGAATCCTGGCATGATATCAATAATGAATTTTTAGAAAATGAATTTGAAAAATTCAATATCAATAAAACATGGAGATATGATTTATTAGATATTGATAATTGGTTTCAATTCAATGACATAAAATGTCTTAAAGATGTAAAATAATGATTTCCGTTAAACTTATTGGTGGTTTGGGAAATAATATGTTTCAATATGCTTTGGGAAGAATACTTGCCGAAGAGAAGAATTGTAATTTAAATGTAGAAGGAATTGAGTCTCTTACCCAGTATTTTCCAAATGCTGTAAATATTACAAATAAACTGGAATTGAAGGGAACTACTTTATATTTGGGATACAACTCAAAAGAAAAGACAATTCAACATGTTGACATGTCTGAGGCATTCAATCATGACGGACCAATTAGACTTGAAGGATTTTTTCAAAAATACCAATTGTATGAAACCTATTTTGAAAAAATAAAACATTGGTTTTCGTATGAAGAGTCTATGTTCAATAAACCAACAGATGATGATTTGGTGATTCACTATAGATTGGGTGATTATATCACTTTGAATTGGAATTTATTACCAGAAGATTTTAATGAAGTTATTAAAAGTGAAAACATTTATTATAATAAATGTTACATCATCACGGATGATCCTCAAAATGCGTTGTCACAAAGATTGAAAACTATTACAAATGCAACAATCCTGAAACAAGATGAGTTGCAAGATTTAACTTTCATGAAGTATGCCAGCAAAATGATAATATCTCATTCTAGTTTTTCGTGGTGGTCTGCTTTTCTTGGAAATCAAAAAAAGGTGTATGTTCCATTATCTAAATATAGAGAAACATGTTTGTGGTCTGATGATCCAGCAATAGATAATGTAAATTTGATTCCACTTAATGAAAAATTTATAAAGAAATTTATATGAAAAACTATATCCAAATTGGAGCAAACACAGGAAATGATGATTTTTACTAGAAAAGAGAATATTTTATGATGTTTGATTATGATGATATTGTGCAAAAATACAATGTAAAATTAAAAGGTGTGATTCATGTCGGTGGTCATGTTGGAGAAGAAATTCCTCTATACAAACAACAAACTAATAATATTCATATATTTGAACCTCTTAAAGAATGTTTCGATCAAATAGACAATACTGTAAACAAATATAACATTGCTTTGGGTTCCAATAAAGGTATTTTGGAATTCAATGTAGCAAACAATCATCAATCTTCTTCGTTTTTGAAACCAAAAACACATCTTACTGAACATACATGGGT